AATTAAAAAGGTACCTGTTATAGGATTTTTAGCTGGGTTAGGTTTTGGAGCATATAGACTTGCTCAAGGAGATACTACAGGTGCTGCCATGGAAGTAGCTTCTGGTGGCGCAAGTATTTTTGCAGGCCCAGGTACTGTTGCGTCTGTTGGTATAGACGGGTTGTTATTAGGTAGAGATATCATGAGAGCAGAATATGACAAGATAAGAGAAGAAGGCGGATTTGAGAAAAATCTTTTAAACTGGGATACGAGTAATAAACTATCAACAATTGATAGAGACTACGCTTGGGATAATAAAACAGCAGCAACAATATTAGAAATGGAGAGAGATGATTTATCCGCTGAGGATATAGCATTTTTGGAAGCTTTCTTAGGTACTGTTGAAAATGCAGGAATGAATCAAGCAGGAGGAGCTGTATCAAATACTACAGAAGATCTAGAAATTACTAAAGAGAAAAATATGGAGTTTGTAATGACTAATAGCAATAATACTGTTGTAAATAGTGGTAGTGGCAATCAAGGAACAGAAGTTATTGGTGTAGCGGAAAGAGCAGGACCTACATCTTCTAATCATTCTTGGCAACGATTCCAAGACAGAGTGTTTATCTAAACTCTAAACTTTAGACTTATAACTCTATCTCTTAATCTATTAGCTCTCGGTCCTACTTGTGTAGCCCAACGACTGTCCATCATTTCAATAGCTGCCTTCTCCCAATCACCTTCATTGATGGCACCGATAAATTTCTTAAATTTGCCTAGTCTAGTTCTACCTAGGTTAAACATCATATTAACAAGAATCTCTTGTAACTCACCGGGATATTCTTCCCAATTTTGTTTAAATAATGCCTTACATTCGTCTATTGCTGTATCCAAGTCTTCCTCGAAACAAGTTTTAACTCTCTCTTCTGAAACAGGTGTTCCGACTTCTTGTCCTTGCTCAGAATCGGATTCTTTAACCAAGTGTCCGACTCCAAATGTCGGGTAGCCCAAGTGGTCTTTGTAAATTTCATATACTACACCCTCATCTATTTTTAGTTGTTCAAATATATTATTTCTGTTCATAATTGCCCTTTGCGTTATACAAAAATTGTGCGTGTGGTTTAACATAAGCGCTTGTTATGCTAATTCGTTTGTGTTTATATTTATTATTATTTTCCAATTTAACCGCTTGTTGGGCTAAATTTGTGTCCATTGCAGGTATTTGATGTTCTAGCCATCCTGGCCATATTATTAAATCGCCTGATTTAGGTTGTATTGTTTCTTCTAAGTTAAGACTCTTTGTTCCTAATGCCCATGCTGTGTACATATCTGACATTGGCGATTTAAATTGTATAGGCGCATGTTCTTCTTCTGCTTGAGCATAGTAAGTAGCAATAAAATAAAATTGTCCATGACTGTGCCAAGGATAAGAATCTGTTTCATCAAAATATGTGTACCAAGAATTACTATACCAAAAGGCATTAAGTTCTTCTCTTAAAGCAATATCAGGACCTTGTTGATAATCATAATCTATAGGATGCACTTCATCATAGAAGTTCATTACATGTTCTTTAATTATAAGTTTTAAATCCTTCCAACCCTCTACGCCTTCCATAGGATCTATTTTAAGAGGAAACTTATGATCGCCTTCTTTTGTATATATGGATACTTTGCTTCTATGTCTAAGCCAATCATTTTTTTCTTGTTGTAAGGATTCAATAGATTCTTGTAAAATAGGTAAAAGATCTTTACCTACATTATGTACATAATATAAAGGAACGCCTAGTATTTTCATTTTGCTAATAACCACGGGACAAGATATTTTCCTGTTGTGTCCCACTTGCCCATAACTAAAGCTTTTGGATTCTCATGGTGATTTTTATGATAGTCTTCTCCTCCCATAAAAATATTACATATCCAATTTAAGTTTGTAGGCTCTCCTTTTTTGCCACCGTGTCCTGCATAGTTTAATATGTTAGTCCATATCCAGCTCCAGGAAAATAAAAATGCTAACCATACTATTAACCATTTGCTTATAAGTCCTAGTATAATCCAATTAGCTAACCATAAATTCCAATAGTTTTTTGTAACCCATTGTGCCTCTTTATTCCTTGCATATAATCTCATAGCTCCTACACTAGGTTTTACTTCATCATATCTACCAAAGAACATTCTCCAAAAACCTATTTGTTTAGGACCATGAGGATCGCCTTCTTCGTCTGTATGTTTGTGATGTTGTAGGTGAGATACAACATAGTGTCCTGGAGGACCGAAGCCTGTTATAACCATAAAGTAGAACATCATCTTTTTACCTAACCATGTAGGTTGAAATTGATTATGTGTTAACCAACGATGATATCCTGCATTGCCTAATCTTGCTATAAGAGATGCAAGAATAAAAAAGAATAATGCCTGAGGTATTGTTCCTCCTTGTATAAACCACAAGGGAACGCCTATTGCTGCTATACTATATAAAGCAATTATTTTTATCAATACTTTGTCGGTGTACTTCATAACACTATTTATAGTCAAAAAGAAGCCCTCTTAAGAGGGCTCCAAAACTTTGGAAGTTTAACTATCTTCTGCAAGTTGTTTGAAGTAAGATAGTGTATCGTCTTCTTCTGAATCTGATGACTCAGGAGCTGATACTGTTGGCGCTGCTTGGACGCTTTTCACTTTTTCCATAAAATGATCGTCTTCTGCATCATTAGTAGTAGCTGAGATTGCCTCTGCTGTAGGAGCTGTTGTTCCTTTTAGAACTAAGTCTAACTTGGATTTCAACTCTTCATAAGATTTGAATTGATCTGGAGCAATCACACCCTGTAAAGAATGTTGTTTGTTCCATGTTGCTTCAATATTAGCATCATCTTCAGCTAACGGGCTTGGGGAATCAAATTCACTTTTATCATAATTACGATATCCTTCTACCTGTCTAATTTTCAATTTGAAGTTAGCACCTTCCCAGAAATCAAAAGGATTGACTGGGTTCTCATCTTCAAATTGTGGTTGCATAACATCTTTAATCTTGTCAAAGATCTTTTTACCAAACTTGTATAGGTAAACTTGACCTACTGCGTCTGGATTAGCAGAGTCTTCAACGACTAAGACATTCGCATAATAATTTAAGCGTCTCTTTTGCTTACGAGCTATTTCTTTGTTAGCTTCAACACCAGAGTTCCAAAGTTCAGAGTTTAATTCTGAAACTGGATCTTGTTTGTTTAGCGTAGTAAGAGAGTTCTCGATATACCATTTTCCACCAGGTCCTTGAAAACCATGATTGAAAATTCTAACCCATGGCATATCCTCGCCTTGTGGAGCAGGCAAAAATCTGATAACGGCATAACCGTTTCCTGCTTTGTCTACTGTGGGTTTCCATTCCCTTTCATCTTTCTGAAAGTTAGATTTAGGGTTTGATATTTTTTCGACTTCCTTCATTAAGTTGTCGAATTTTCCGCGTGAATTGCGAAGTTCTGAAAGTGTATTAAACGACATATATATTCTCCTGTATTGCGTTGTATTACGGTTTATTTACGATGTATTAGAACTATTTCTAGTCCTAGCAATTATATTTATAAGATCTTGATGCTTTAGATATAAGTTTTTGGTACTCTTACCTATAAAAGGTGTGTACTTATTAACCAATAAACAAGTGTCTTTTAGTATAAGATCATCATTATAATCATTACAAAAGTTCAATCCTTTATTCAATATAACCACCGTTTCTAATGTTATTTGTCTTCCTAATAACATTTTTAAAACAAGAGGATGCTGAGCGTCTACTGTTGCGTCCTCTATGTTTTCAATCTCCATTCTTGTTAGAATGGTATTGATATCTTGTTCAAATGTATAGCCCATACTTTGTTGTCTTGCTTTCCATCTCTCGTATGTTTTCATTGATTCAGTATCAAACATACCTCCCCAACGATCTCCTGTTACAAAGTTAGCAACAAGTATATCTATTATAGTCTGCCTATCAAAATCTCTAGCTAGTTTTCGTAGAACTATTAAATCCTTTCGTTTCATGAAAGTTTCTTTTTTACCTTTAGCTGCAAACTTGTGTTTCGTTATATCATACGACTCTGTTGTAAAGTGTAGTTTTAATGCTAGGTAAATTTTATAGACGTCAAATGGGTCCATTACAAAGGTAACTTACTCTTTTTCTTTTCCTTAAGCAAATTTAAATCTAATGCTTCTTCTTTAATTTTTGCTTTTAGATTTGAAGTTAAAAACTTTCCAATACTTTCTATTTCAATTTCCTTTTTAATACAGTAATCAACTACCATATCCATACATGGTGAGTTGGAATTAAAAGCCATCTTTTCAATGAACTGTGAAAATTCCGTAGAGGTATGAAACTCTTTGGTTATTAAAAATATATCAGATATTTTTTCTTTTGTCATTTCTATTGTGTTATCTACTACTACTCGAGGCATCACGCTTATTCTCCTTGACCCAATTAATTATATAATCATACACATCATTGGGGCATTCTATATAAGGTGTTGAACAGAGGGTCTTCTCTGCTTCACCTTGTCTATCAAATGTATGAACAATAGGATGATCGAAGGCTTCTGCTATAGAAGCAATAGTTCTAGGATCTCCTTTTCCAAAATGTGCTGTTGATGGTAAAGTGGGATCTGCTAATAATTGTACTAAGCCTTGTACGACATCATCTACATGGGTGAAGTCTCTTTCCTTTTTACCTGTTCCAAATATTGTTAAAGGTTTGCCTGCTAAGTAGTCTGTTTTAAATTTTCTAACGACTGTACTATATTCTCCATAGTCAGCCTCTCCTGGTCCATAAACATTATAAAAATACATTAGAACATAATCTAATGAATACAAATTACGATATAAATTTAATGTTTCTTCACAAACCAATTTGCTAAATGTATATGGGTTGCCCCTTGACTCTACATATTGTGTAGATGAAGAAGTAGCAAAAAATAATTTACAATTAAATATTCTAGCCCAATCAGCTACAGCGCAGGTAGTACTAACATTATTAACAATAGTCTCGGTAGGGTATTCTAAAGAACGCCTTACTCGAGGACTGTTTGCTAAATGAAATATACCTACAGGTGGTTCAACATTGTGTTGATGGGGATTAAAATTTTCAACAGAAACTTTGTGATACTCCACAAATTTGTGTTGTAGAAAAACTTTGCCTGTTCTATTGTCATCAACGACAGTAACAGCAAATCCTTGATCCAACAACCTTTTAGTTAGATGTGAACCTATAAATCCACACCCACCTGTAACTATAATATTAGGTCTATCCGTTAACATGTGCTAATTATATGATCTTTGATTGCTTTAGTCAACATCTTTATAGAAGATATGGTTATCTATCCTTACCACTTTGGTATATATCATAGACCATTTAGGTTGAACTTTAGGACTGTGATACCACAATGCTCCCTCTGTAAAATCTTCTGTTTCATAAGTGTACATAACCTCTGCAATTAATAGTATATCCTTGTAACAGTTTTGATCTTTTATTGTGTCTGGTTTGCCATCACAATACCAACTGAACTGGCATGAGTGGAGATCTATTCTTCCACTAGGATAATACTTCGTTTGTTTTACAACACCACATATAGTGTTAGGAAATCTTTCATCTTTCACTCTATTAAGTGTTACAAGAGCCACAGCCATTCTTCCTGCTATAGACTCACTCCTTGCTTCGTGGTATATATTTTGTGCTAAACATTCTATTTCTTTTTGTTTAGCTTCTATACTCTGAGCATACATTACAAAAAATAATATTGGTAATGTTATCCATAATTTTTTCATATGGTTCCCCCTTTATTAATCTACATCTTCAGAAACTTTCTTATCCTTCTTTCGATTGTACTTAGTTTTATCCGGTACGACTGTGGCCTTGTTAAACAGCTTAGCATAACGGGCTACAGGATTCCTGATTTTCAGTTTCTTTTTACGCATAACAGTATTTATTATACTTTCGTAGGGAGTAGATTACAAGGCCTTAGAGGACCATTATATTATTTTAATTGCCCGGTTGGAAACTCAACATAAGGGCCTTGCCGTTGAGTTATTAGTTTCCCGGTGTTTCTGAGGTTTTAATTGTAACATCTAAGTCTTTACCAGCTGGTACGGAAGCTGTTAAAGATACTTGCGCCCCACATCCTGCTAAAAAGCCTGTTACAATT